TTAAAATGGGCTGACGGAACTAATACCGATTTGCAAACGATCAAGCGGTTCTCCAAACATGCCGGCGTATGTGTCTGTGTACTGTGGTAAACTCGTGCCATCATCACACACAACGCCGAGCCAGCCAGCCCGTTGTGTCGTCTGACTACGGTAATACGCTTGCTGGTACGGCTCACCAGCAGGAGTAAGAAAGATGATCTGGACTCCATCAATCGCTTCACCAGCGATTCCAGCACAACCATTGACCGTATCATTGCGATCACCTTTAGTTACCCAATCTAGCCAACCACTTTGAACTGTGTGGACGCGATACTTAACGCTACCATGATCAACTCGAATGTACAGCAGATCGTGCTGATGATTAGGCATACCAGCAAAACCGTTGTCACCAGAGCCAAAATTAGTGACCTCATCAAGCCAACTGCCGCCGAGTAAGTGCAAGCCGTAACTAACATTCACATTACCAGATACAGGTGCTTGCGGACGTGCGCTTTGTGCCGCTGGTGCACTCGGGGACGGATTGACAGTAGTTGTGCCATTAGCCAGATCTGCCGCCAATTTCTCCTTCGTAATACCCCATCGATCCAGATACCCATATGGATCAGTGTGATCACCCCAAATATGCTGTGTTACCCACAAATGAGACTTGATGCCGGGAGTTCCAGCACCACCAGCGTCCAAACTAGTCGGAATACCATATTTAGCAGCCATATCACGTGCAAGCTCGATATAGACGGCATAATCTTTTTTGAAAGTTTCGGGATCACTAGTATGACCCAATTCAATTTGGACCGGGCTGTTAGCATTTGCCACTGTTCCAGCGCCCCACTGAACATAACCAGGCTCACCAACTTGATAAACCTGACCGCCATCACCAACAACAAATGCTGTATAGGCAATTTCAGCAGCAATATTGTTTTTGAAGTAAGCAGCATTTGCACGCGCGCCAGATTCGGCACCTACATCATGTAGGATAATGTAAAGTCGATTAGCTACTTGCGATGAACCTTCATTTGCACCCAAAGCAAACTCTTTGTTGATGGTATAACTCATACTATTTTGCCTCCTCACTAGCTACTGGAGCAACAGATTCCGGTGCCGCTTGAGTAGCGGATTCTCCTTTGGGTCCTTCCGCTCCTGCGGGGTCTCCATAGCTTGGACCAGCTAATTTTGCCCACTCATATTTGCTTGGATCATTGCTATCTTCTTGGTCATAGCTGAAGTATGCACCCATATATGATTTTCCAAGGGGATCATTTGTAGAGAAGTCTACTGTGCCATCAGCACTGCTGGCATAAGCAACATGGGGATAATATTGTAAATCAGTTACTTGAATGCCTTCTCTTTTCGGATAGGTTTCTGCTAGGCTGTCTTTCAAGTCCGCAAAAGCTTTCTCAACTGCGTTGGCAATTGTCTGCTCGTCTGTGCTAGTGAAACCAAGCGACTTTAAACCATCTTTCACAGCTTGAATGGCAGTCGATTTCTTAACCGCACCGTCAATCGCCTTTGTCACACCGAGCTGTTCTGCTGCTGTTACCGCTGCGTTTGCCAATGGGCCTAATACCTTTACCAAGGTCAGCGCCTGTTTGTTAGCCAGCAATTGTTTTGAGATCCAAGCCCCAATGATCGGGACTGCCGCTACTGCGAGTGATACTACAAGATCTGTCCAATTATTCATGATTATTTTCCTTTCTAAATTACATGACGTCTTCTGGCGCAGGTGTCCAAGGCGTTACAATCGTGTCAAATTCAAGTTTCTCTTCCTTCCGGTAAACGGTTGTCGCACTGTCAGACGATGCGAATAATCCCACACCATTGACAGTAATGCTATCAACTCCCGAAGAAATCGTGAACGTAACAGATGAATAGCCAGAAGTGCCGGCCTTAATGACATTACCAATACAGTTCAGTTTCCAACTAGGCCCAGAGAACAGGTCAATATTGGAAGCCAAGTCAATCGTATTATTGTTTGTTATGAAAATTGAATATGTCAACTTTTGACCTAGAGTCACAGGAATATGAGAACTCCCGCTTAAGTGCCAACTATTGGCGGGAATTGTTCCACTTGTCTCCTGATTACTTGTCCCCGTAAGCAGATTTCTGCCGTAAACTTGTCTGCCATCGCTGAACACCTTGTCTACCGCCTTGCCATTAACAACGCACGCTCTACCATTGATTGTTGGCATTCAATCACCCCTCAATAAAGTAGACACCGGACTTGTCAGCCAATGCGTCATAATTAGCTTGCGAGATGATATTGATGACGGCATCATCACCCTTGTCACCTTTAGCACCAACGAGAGAGGCCAGCCATTGATTGACACTGCCAGAGAAGCCAGCATTGACGGCAACCTGATATGCAGAAAGCCCTTGGTCTCCGGGGTCGCCTTTTTCACCTGTGTCACCTTTGTCACCAGTATCGCCTTTTATTCCTTGGGAACCGCTTAGGTCGGCAATATAAGTGAAACTGGTGCCGTTCCAAACGTAAAGCTTGCCGTCATCTGGATCATTGACATCACTCGCAATCATGGTGAAATCACCATCAGAGAAGCCATCACCATTCATTTCAGCAATGGACGGAAACGTCTTTACAATTTTGAAGTCTTTCCCCGGATCGCCTTTATCACCCTTTAGGCCTTTAGCACCAACGAGAGATGCAAGCCATTCCGTTTGCGAGCCTTTATAGCCATTAATGACTGCAATCTGGTAAGCCGATAGGCCATCGTCACCCTTATCGCCTTTCAGGCCATTGGCAATAGCATTGGCAACTTCCTGTTTGAGCTGCTGGCTGAGGTCGCTGAATTGCTGAATGAAGTCATCAACCGTGATGCTGCTGACGAGTCCGCCAGAAAGACCAGTGACGTTCTCGTTGATTTGAAGTGCCAAAAATCCGTCACTAGGGTAGATTGCTGTACCCCCAGAAATGGGATTCCAAAGTTCTAACAAGTAGCTGCCTACTGGCAACTGAGCCAATTGGCCACTAGTGATGACAGCATGGTTGTCCGTGATACTGGCACTTATCCCCAGCAGATAGCCAGAGCCGTTTTTGATTCTTACCTTTGCATCTGCTGTTAAAGTTGCCGCGCTGCCATCATCAAACGCGTTCAGATGTATTTCAGTGGTGGTGTCGGCAAATTTGAACTGCTTATCACCGTTCGCAAGATATAGTTTTCTCATTGCCTGTTTGTCTCCTTTCTGAGACGCTCATTCTCACGCCTCAATCGATCATTATCTGCGCGTAATCTGTCATTCATGTCCTCAAGCTCATCATGCCTGTTCTTCCGTTTACCCTCGCGGTAGGTCATAAAAGCGATGAGAGCCGAAGCAATACCAGCAATGTATGGAGCAGAACTGACAATGATTTTAGTTATCGCTGCTGTCACGGCTGTCACTCCTTCGTGCCAGAATCAGCACGAAGGCTGTTATGATCGCATTGCTGATCCAACTTGAGTAGATTCCAGTTGAGATCGAGGTCAGCAATTGCAGTATTGTCAAGAATGACATTAAAAAGCTGGTAGTCGTAAGCAACAGACGATTGATTACTGCTAACTGTGTTTCCCATAGCACCCAACCCCCAATTCCGAGTCCATCAATGACAAACAAAAACCCCACAATATCATCGTTTAACCAGTCGGAGTAATGTGGGGGCCAGACGAAGTACTTGTCATTGATGATTAGAAACAAGCCAATGGCAACCATGCCAATGGCGAGTGCTGTGTGTGTCGGGTGATCTCTGATTTTATTTAGCAT